TTGATCTTTAATTTTCTTATTTGCATCAGTTTTTATACTTAATGCTTTTGACAATCTGGTATTAATTTCATTATTTACTTGAGAAGATACTTTGCTTTTAATAGCATCAATTTGTTTTGCTGATTTTTTATCAATTAATTCGGATAACATATTAAAACTTGTTGAATCATTCATACCAGGACCATCATTGGCTTCTGCCAAAATACTCATCAAATTATTAGCAGTAATAGGCTCTTTATTGGAAGGATGATGTTTATTCTTACGCATTAATGTAGCAGTGCTTGCATCATCTTTTTTTTGTCTATCTATTTGTGCCATCATTAGTTTGTTGGTAAAAGGATTACCATCATCTATATCATAGCAACATCGTGATTTACAATAAAATAATGAAGTTAAACGATACCACAGGCCATTTAATTTTCTTTTTTCAAAACTTTTAATTATATTATAGCCATACTCAAAATCAGGCTCGTATTTATCATCGGTAATTTTTTTATACCAAGGTTGTATATTCTTAATTAGTGTAGGATAATTTTTAGTTAGGTTATATAAAACTTCATTCATTTCTGTAGGACTTATTAATTGATTGTAACATAATAAATCCTGCACCTCTGCGATATGTTCCTTATAAAAATAAATATATTGGGGTCTATCTTCAATAGGTAATGTTAAAACAGATGAAACAACACTTCTTTTTGTTTCAATTGCGTAAATTCTCTTATCAAGATCCTTAATTCTTTTTACAAAACCTTTCTTTTTTGCCCAGGAAGCAAGAAGAGTGGCAGTAAATGATAATACTGATAAGAGAACACCTTTTGACCAGTCATAATTTTGATTAAATTCGGCTCCTGTCCCAAGCTCTTTAGGAGTGAATAATGTTAAAAATGATGTAAAAGAGGTAATTAAAATTAACCACCATCCTACAGTTGCTTCTTTATCTTTAAGACAGTCATTTAAATATTGTAATGTTACAAGCACATATTTCATAGGTTCTATCCAAGATTCTCTTATAGTAGATTCACCTATTTCTTTCCATTTTTCAACATTATGTGGATCAATAGGTTCTCTACTTAAAGAATCATCTGAATTTAGAGGAACTGTTCCATCTTGTTCTGGAGTTTCATCTTTTGATAGATTATCAGTATTAGAAGGTTTGGGAGGCATTAGATTATAAAAACGAGAACTATTTAAATAAATATAAAAATTTTGATTAATAATAAATTATTAAGGTTTACATACAGTTTATGACTAAATTAATTAAAACTGATACATCTCAACTAATCACATACAATATGAGTGATCATAAATATTTAATTGATAATTGTATAGATTATATCACACCGCGTTTACACCATAATCCTGAGATTTATGTATATGGAAAAAAATGTTATCAGAGAAGATCGATTGCTTTCTTCTCAAATGATCTAAATGGATATAAGTATTCAGGACAAATTGAAAAGTCACAATCTTTGGATATTAATCTAATAAATTTATTAGATTTTATCAACAAAAAATTTAATTCAGATTTTAATGGTATACTTATTAATAAATACAAAGACGGAAATGACTATATATCTGATCATTCAGATAATGAAAATGAAATCTCGGATAAAGGTGTTATTTCAATATCATATGGAGCTGTAAGAAAATTTCGAATAAGAGATAAATATTCAAAAAAAATAATAATGGATATTCCTACAGAAAGTTATCAAATCATTCAAATGGGCGGTAATTTTCAAAATGAATTTTTACATGGTATTCCTATTGAAAAGAAAGTTAAAGAAAGTAGAATATCATTTACTTTCCGGAAACATTTTACATAAATATTTTAATGTAATGATTAAAATACTTAATTTATTTAATTTGAATATGCGAGACCACCCATTCCACTCATAATACGAAGCACATTGTAGTTAGTAGCATATACTCTAACTCTTGCGTTTTTGCTTGTTCCTTCATCGATTCCAGTTTCGGTTAATATACCATTGGCAATTGCGAGTGTTCCTTCTCTTAGTGTTCTTGATGTTACTGTTAAGAATAGGTTAGCATTATCAATTCTTGAAAAGTTACAAGTTCCGCTTGGTTGATGCTCTTCAGGTTTAAGAGCAAATGAATAAACATTTACTCCTACATGTGGGCATCTTGTGTGATGATTGTATGGTTGAACATAGTTAAAGTAATCACCATCTCTTTCTGAGAACCTATCTTGTCCATTAAGTTGAATCTTAGCAAGATTACAAGTATTATTTCCTTGATCTTCATTAACAATCTTAAGTTTAGCATCATTGCCATCAGTCATGTTCTCAACTATTCCTTGAAGCATCTTACTGCCTTGAGAGTTATGAGTTAAAGTTGGACTACTATCAACAGCATCAGTGTAATTGAAATGTTGTTGATTTTCTACAGAAGCTTCTTTTTGTGCTACCCAAATAAGTTCTTTTACTGGATGATTAAAGTTTAATCTAATTTTATTAGAAGTTGTAGTAATAGTTTCTTCACCAGGATATTGTAATTGTTCAATCAAATACTCATGAGATAATTGAGCAAATCTTCTACGTTCATCTGTATCTAAGAAAATATAATCAACCCACAATGAAGTGTTCTGAAGAGAACCTTGAACAGTTAATGAATTTTTGTCTGTTTTTTGTGCGATAAATAGGTTTTTTAATTCCTCGAATTCTATGTTAATCTTAACTTCATGATATTGAAGTGCGATCAAAGGAAGTGCTAATCCTGGATTTCTACAGAACCAAAATTGAAGAGGAATGTATAATCTCTTTCCTGTTATAGGAATATTTTGGACAGAAGCAGTAGAAGCAAGTGTTGATCTATTTTTAGTGAAGTGTGGAGTATTACCTACCATTCTTTGATAAGCATCTTCGTGTCCTGCCTGGTTAGTTAGTTGGTTCCAGATGTGTAACCATTCGCCATAATGCTTGTCAATTCTTTGTCCACCTATTTCAATTTCTGCGAAGTTTATCATTTTTTCACCTACCCAATTACACCATCTAACAATACCGTTTCTTAAATCATCATTAGAGGAAGCATTTTGAACTGTGACTGCTCCTGATCCACCACCATCTGCAGCAATATTAATAGTCTGATCTGGTAACGTTGTTTGTAAATAAATACGATGAACAAGATCACCATTTCTTGAAATTGTGCAGCTAACTTTTTTGCCGAAATCAGCAGTTCCATTGAAAGTTTGCTCTATACTTTCAATTGAAAAGTTAGTGTGTCTGCGGTATACTACTTTAAAAAAGGTAATCTGGGGATTACCTGTAAGATAAATATCTTGTGCGCCATAAGCTACTAGTTGCATTAACCCACCACCCATTTAGTTATATATATATTAAAAGATATTTATTTATATTTTACGCACAGTAATAACATAGTAAAAATTATATTATTACTTAAATCAAGATACACCAAGTAAAGAAGTAAAGTTCATATTAGATTCTACAAATTTTTTTAAAAAGTCATCGCAATAAAAATTTTTTATTATTTCATCTTTATTATTTGTAAATTCAAATTGATCTTTATTATCTTTTATTATTTTTTTTACTGTCCAACCCTTCTGTATAGCATTATAAATAAACATCATTTTGTAGACTGATACAAAATCTAACTCATTTACCATATCTTTTCCTAAATCATTATCCATAAAAAACTATTATATTATTATAGTCATAATCTAATAATGTATAAAAAACGAATATACTATTAATTAGATATTTAAAGATTTTATATTCTTATTATTCATTATGTCTGAACTGCTATTCAAAGACAAGAAAAAAAAGACTTATACAAAAAAACTTAATGGAAAAATTAAGACCACAATTGATAATCGTCATAATCAAAAACTTAATGAGTTAATGGAACAAGAAGATACCTTAGATAAAAAAAAAATTTTATTAGAAAATCTAAAGAAAGATCTTAATATTTTTTCTCAAAGACCTATGGAAGATCTTAATGACAAGGAAATTGAGACAAAATTAGAGCTAATTGAGAACATAAAAAGTCTTGAAAAAGAAATTGATTTAATTAATAGCAGAGAAATTAAAAACTCTTATATTCTTAATACTAGTCATCTACTCTATGAGTATTTTGATGAAAATAGAGTATTCACAAAATCTGATAATTCAAAGGTTCATAATTCGAAAAAAAAAACAGTTCTTGATTTTTTTGGGAGTGCTAAAAAACAAGGTAATCAGGAAAAAAAAAATATACGATCTGAAGATGTTTCAAAATATTCTAGTAAAAATGAAATTATGGACCAATATTTACAATTAACTGATAATTCATATATTAAAAAACTACCCGATATACCTAATGATGAGCTAGATAACTGTATTCATTGTAATATTCCAAGAATATTGGATTCTTCTCATGGATGTATGATATGCCCTAAATGTGGATGTGAAGAAAAAATTTTAGTAGATTATGATACTCCATCTTATAAAGAACCACCTCGTGAACTCACTTACTTTGCTTATAAAAAAATTAATCATGCTAATGAATGGTTATCACAATTTCAAGCAAAAGAATCTACAGATATAAGTGAAGAGATATTTGATAAAATAATGAATGAACTAAAAAAAGAATCTTACATTAATCTTAAAACTCTAACAGTTGAAAAAGTTAGAGACATATTAAAAAAACTTGATTTAACTAAATACTATGAACATTGTCACTATATTACTAACAGAATAACAGGTAAGCCTGCTCCTGTTATTACTGGTGATCTTGAAGAAAAAGTCCGAAATATGTTCAAGGAAATACAAGGTCCTTGGATGAAATATTGTCCTTCGGATAGGTCTAATTTTTTTTCTTATCCATATATATTTTACAAATTCTTTCAGCTTCTGGATAAAGATGAATATTTACCATACTGTCGATTACTTAAATCAAGGGAAAAACTTCAAGAACATGATGAAGTTTGGAAACAGATATGTTATGATTTAAAATGGCAATATATACCGACTGTTTAAATTTGATTTTATTTTATAAAAAAAAATCAAATCATATTATCATGGATTCATACAATTTACGAAAAAAGATTTATTCACTATGTGAAATTAAAGGAGATCATGTGTCAGCTTGCGAACTACGATCTTATAACTATAAAGAATTATATAAAATTTACAATAAATTACTAAGTATTTCTTCTATTACAAATAAAAATAACAGCCTTTATAGAACAAGAACTATTTATTAGAATTATCAACAAAGTATATGCAGTCATTAATCATATCATCAAGTGATTTTTCTGCTTTCCATTTAAGTATAGATTTTGCCTTATCACAATCTGCAAAACAATAGGCAATATCTCCTTCTCTTCTTTCTTTTATTTCATAGGGCACCCGATTATTACTTAGTTCATTAAACCTATTAACAATTTGAAGAACACTGTACCAATTACCTGTGCCTATATTGAATATTTCATATATATCAGA